TTTATACAATTCACTGGCGCCAGGATAAATCCGACCCGGTAGAGCTCGTCTACCGCACCTATGACGAAAACCCGTGGACCATCTACCAGTGGTCGCGCATGCCCGGCAGCCCTTACGGCCCCGGCCCCGGCATCCTGCTGATCTCCGCCATCCGCATGGTGAACAAGGTGCGCGAAATGATCATCATGAACGCCGCCCTCGCCCTTGCCGGCATGTACCTGGCGAAGGACGACGGCGTGCTGAACATCGATAACATCCAGATCATCCAGGGCGGTATTATCCCCGTGGGCTCAACGGGAGGCCCCGGCGGCGCCGGCGCTTCACTCGCGCCATTGCAGACCGGCCGCGATTTCAACATCGCGCAGATCGTGCTGCAGGATGAACAGGACAATATCCGCAAGGGGCTTTTTGACAATGGCCTTCCCGATCCCAGCAAGGGCGTGCGCAGCCCGACGGAAATCGTCGAGCGCGTGCGCGAGCTGGCACAGGACGTCGGGGGCGCCATCGGCCGGCTGACGCGCAGCCTGGTCGACCTGACCGTGCGCGTGAACGGCATCGCCCGCCGGCGCGGCTTCGTTCCCGATATCAACCTCGACCAGTTCAATTTCAAGGTGCATATAAAATCTCCGCTGGCCCGCGCGCAGCAGCTGCAAGAAGTGCAGACATGGCTGCAATGGCACCAGATGGTCGTCAGCCTTGTCGGGCCCGAGCTCGCCATGCTGTACGTCGACGAAGACCAGTTCATCCAGCTTCTGGCGGAACGCATGGGAATCCCGCATCCCCTTCAAAGGGATGAGGCGGACAAACAGGCAATCCAGCAGAATGTGGCGCAGATCATTGCGGCACAGCAGGCGCAGGCAAACATGGGCGCACCGGCGCCCGCGGCATTGCCGGCGGCTGCGTAAACTACCGCCATTTTGCCGGGGTCGGCAAAATGGCTTCAACCTCAGAAAAGGAACCAACCTCATGACTGAAAATCTTGTGCGAAAAACGGAACAGGGCGACGTGCCAGCGCTCCCGGGGATTGAAGACATCCTCGGCAAAATGGGCATCAAGAGCGGCTGGGATAATATCCACAAAACAACCGCCGGCCAGCAGATGGCCGAAAGCCTGAAGGAATCGCGCGAACAGCTGCAGCGCGATTACCAGGCCACCTTCGCCACGCCGCACGGCCTGCGCGTGCTGGAAGACCTGCTCGACCAGACCTTCCGCCGCGCGCCGGTGCCGCCGACCTCGGGCCTCACTTTCGAGCAGCTGGCGCCCTATGCGGTCGAACGCAATGGCCAGAACAGCACGGCCTTTTACGTCTGCAAAATGGTGGAGGCCGGCCGCAAGCTGGGCAGCCCTTCGTCCAAAAAGAAAAAAGCGGCTTAAGCCGCGCGATAATAAAAATCGTGATTCATCAACATCAACCTTAGGAGAACCTCATGACAGACACAGCAACAGCAGCAGCAGCACCCGCAGCACCGGCCGCCGGCGATTCCACTGCCAAACCGGCAGCAGCGGCAGCGCCGGCAAATGACGGCGGCGCTCCGCCGGCGACGGCAGCCGCGGATCCCGCCGCGAAATCTGCAGCCGGCGGTGAACCGGCAGCAGACCATGCCGGCGTACCATACAAGCCCGAAGGCCTGCCCGAACATCTTCTCGGTAAAACGGACAAGGAAACAATCGAGAACATCAACAAGGCCTATAAGGGCGCGCGGGAAGAGCTCGGCAAAAAAGGCAACAAGGCCCCGGAAACGCCGGATGCATACACGCTCACGCTGCCGGATGACCTGAAGGGAAAGGTGATATCTCTGGATGCATCGGGCAAGGACCCTGTCTTCGAGGCGCTGAAGCCTGCCCTTCACAAGGCGGGCCTGTCCAACGAGAGCGCCTCAATGCTGACCACGGAACTTTACAAGGCCGTCTCCGCCATAGCCGCCAAAAATGCCGACGCCGCGGCGAATGACCCGGCCGCCGCCGATGTCGGCTACAAACAGCTGGGCGGCCCGGAAAAGGCCAAGCCACTGCTGGATTCCTCGAACGCCTGGATCCTCGCGCAGAAAGAAAAGCTGGGGCTGGATGACGCCGATGTGCAGGAACTGCAATACCTGACCATGCACAGCCAGGGGCTGAAAGTCCTGAACAAGCTGCGCGGCCTCACTTCCGAAAAGCCGATTCCGGCGGATTTCAGCCACGGGCAGCCAGACAGGCAGATCACCGCGGCCACCATCGAATCCATGCAGGCCGACCAGCGTTATATCGACGGGGATCCCGAATTTCATAAGGAAGTCCGCGACGCCGTCGCCAAAAAACAGGCCCAGGAAAAGGCCAAAAAAAGCTGATAAAAATACCCGTTGACGTACCTAGTAAATATGATGGGATAGACAAGGGAGGGCGATCCTAGAGATCGGCGAAACCGTGGTTCCCTTTCGGGGGCAATCCAGTAGCCCACAGACCGAAGACCGCCCTCCTTTTCCGCCCTCCGGCGCTAAAACCGGACCGGACAGCCCCCTGGAGCTGAAATCCAGGGCGCAACATGGCGGCGATACAACCAAGGGATCTGGACCCAAGCTCCAGCGGCACTCGGCAAGTTTTCGTTTCGCACGTGGAACATGACTGGCAGGACCCGCTCCAGGCAAGGCACTCGGCCCGACGCACTCAGTCGATAAACCGTAACCTTAGCAATGGAGCAGACAATGCCACAGGCAAATGAAATTGATAGTGTCTTTAAAGAAGAATATGAAAGCGCCGTAAAGGTCGCTTATCAGCGTCAGGGGACACTCCTGCGCAAAACCGTCCAGAACCAGAACAACGTCGAAGGCGCGACGGCCTACTTCCCTAAATTCGGCAAGGGCGCAGATCCCGCGCCTAAAACACGCGGCGGCGATATCCCTATCGACGATGTGGCGCAGTCGCTTGTGCCGGTGACGCTGACCGATTACTACAGCGGCATCCTGCGCGACAAGCTGGACCTGCTGAAAACAAACACAGACCAGAAGATGCTGGCCGCCAACGACATGGCCTACAAGTTTGGCCGCAAGACGGACGACCTGATCATCGCCGCGCTGGCAACGACTGCTCTCACCGTCGGCGATTATTCTACGGCCTTCACCAACGCGCTATGCATGCAGGCTCTCGAAGCTCTCTACAACAACGATGTGCCGGATGACGGCCAGATTTTCGGCGTACTTGCGTCCCATGCCTGGAACGAATTCAAATCGTTCTCCAAGGTGTCAAGCCGTGATTATGCGGGCGAACTGTATCCATGGCTCAAAGGCCGCCAGGCATTCATCTGGAACGGCGTCGTCTGGATGCAGCATTCTGGCCTGCCGCTTGCCAGCACGGACAACAGGGATTGCTTCCTCTATCACAAGGCGGCCGTGGCGCATGCCTCGGCGGCGGAAGTTAGCGTCAGCATGGACCCGATCCCGATGAAGGGCAACGCGACCCTGATCCAGGGCATGATGTCGCAAGGCGCTGCATTGATCGACGGCGGCACCGACGGCGGCGTCGTCAAGATCGAGGTCGATGACGACACGGCAATCACCTAAGCGGAATAATACCGGCGGGCTTTGACAGCCCGCCGGATTTTCTTCAAAGGCCAAAAAACTTTTCAACAACCCTAAAATAAGGAAAATTAAAATGACAGCAGTTTTTAACGATCTTGTGAGGATCGCCAGCGGCAGCGGCGGCAATGGCCTGTTCCTTTACCGCACCAACGACACCAAGGCAACCGTGGAAGGCTCCCATTATCTCGATGCGGGCGTTGACGTCCTGAAGGTCGGCGACATCGTCTTCATCGCCGGCGACCTCGACGGCACGCCCTGGACCTCGCAGTACATGGTCGACAGCAACGACGGCACGCATGTGGGCATCATCGAAACGGCCTTTACGCCGTTCCCGGGCGTCACGCTCAAGCTGGGCGACATGTCTTCCAAGGCGTCCGATGCCGCTGTCCTGCGCGTAGCTGCGCCGTTCAATGGCACGCTGGTGCAGGTCGACACGGTCCTGAACGCGGCTCTCGCCACAGGCGACGCTACGTTTACGGCCAAGATCGGATCCACCGGCGTCACCGGCGGCGTAGTCACAGCCACGCAATCCGGCTCCGCGGCCGGAGATACGGATTCTGCCACTACATCGGCACTGAACACCTTCAGCAAGGGCGACCTGCTTTCCGTCACCTGCGGCGGTTCTTCCACCGCAACGGCGACGGCAGGCGTTTCCCTGCTGCTGCTGCCAACCTAATAAACCCAGCACCCGGAACTATCAGGCTTAGGCCGGGGGCGCCATTTCATCCTTTGGGCGCCCCCGGCAAAACTAAAGGGTAATAAAATGACCTCTACCAACCTCGCCGAACTTGATATCGTCAATGACGCTCTTATCGGCATCGCCTCGACGACCGTTGACGACGTCACCAATCCGACAACGCCAAAAGAAGTCATCTGCAGCCGCATGTATTCACTGGTTGTCGGAAACCTTTTTTCGCGTCATCCGTGGTCTTTCGTCAACGTGCAGCGGCAGCTGGCGATAGATGCAGACAAGACGCCTGACTTCGGCCGCACATCCGCCTGGCGTTTGCCGTCCAACCTGCTCGCCGGGCCCTTTGCCGTTTATGCCGACGGCGACCTGCAAAACCCCGTTTCCGATTACGACCTGCAGGGGGACTATATCCATGCGGATTACACGCGCGTCGACATCCTTTACCGCGCCGCGCCGACGCCCGATATCTGGCCGGAATATTTCCGCACGCTGGCCACCGTCGCGCTCATGGCGCGCCTGGCCAAGCCGATCGTAGACAATACGGAACTGCAGACGGAACTGCGGATAGAGGCCTTCGGCGACGCCAATGCCGAGGGCTCCGGCGGCCTGTTCCGCGACGCGAAACGCCTCGATGCGCAGACCAAGCCGATCAAGTCGCTGATCCAGAATGGGGATCCGCTCACGACGGCCCGCCTCGGCGGCAGCAACGTCATCCAGAGGCTTAAAATAACATGAGCCTGGCCCGCGTCATCCAGACGAATTTCACGTCGGGCGTGGCCGATCCGAAGCTGATCGCGCGCGAGGATGTTGTTTATTATTATAACGCCCTGGCCGATGCAGAAAACCTCCTGGCTCTGTCGCAGGGCGGCGTCACGCGCCGGCCCGGCAAGCAATGGGTGCGCGAGCTCACGCGCGTCCTGACGGCCATAGACCTGTCCGGCGCCACACTTGACGCGCCCCACGGCGGAACGTCCGCCAACCTGACCGACGGCGATGAAACGACGCTCGTCACCACGACGGACGACCTCGGCACAACGGACCCCTTTGTCGTTGTTTCCATCGACCTGCTTTCGGCGGCGGCCGTCACCGCCGCCGATGTCGTCAATTTTTCCCTGTCGACCGGATCCCTGGATGATGAATTTTATGTGCAGTACAGCACCGACAACATCACATGGAGCAATTACGGAACGTCGATCGACATTGACGCGGCTGAACGGTCGCGCCGGAGGAGGAATGAAAGCGGCGCCATTACGGCGCGTTACTGGCGTTTCGCCCGCATCGGCGCCACGGATACGGCCGCCAAGGCCAATGTCGCTGAAATGCGGCTCTGGACGGAAAGCGATACCTTGTCCGCTGGCAAGCTGTTCCCCTTTGCCTTTTCGACGCAGGCGGCCTATATGCACGCCGCCAGCGGCGGCAATATAGATGTCCTGGTCGGGGACGAATATAAAACCAGCATAGATATCCCGCACCTGACAGCCGACCTTTCCGTCACGAATTACACGCAATCGCTCGACACCATGCTGCTTTTCCACAAGTCATATAACCCCTGGCGCATTTTCAGGCAGGGCGACGACGATGAATTCGATTTCCGCAAGCAGGACTTCACGAACATCCCGCAATACGATTACGGCGCCGGCACCGGCGGCGTGGATGAGGTGCAGACGCTCAACTTCGCCGGCACGTCCTCCGGCGACAAGTTCACGCTGGAATTTGAAGGTTATATCACAACGACCATTTCCGTGGGCGCGTCCGATTCCGCGACGGCCACCAATATCCAGACGGCGCTCCGCGCCCTCGAGAACATCGGCGGAGACACCGGCCTGACCGTGGCGGCGGCAACAGACGGGTTCACCGTCACTTTTTCAGGGGACGCCCTCGGCCATATGCCACACACGCAGATGAAGGTTTTCGTCCTTTCCGGCAACGGCGTCTGGGACGCAGCCCGGACGACGCGCGGCATGTACGAAGGCGAGGCCATTTTCAGCGACGCGCGCGGCTATCCTCGCGCCGGCACCTTTTACCAGTCGCGCCTGCACCTGGCCGGCATGCTGGGCGTGCCGGACGCCTGGATCGCCTCCGTCGTCAATGACAGGTTCAATCTCGATACCCTGCAGGATTCAGCCACAAAGGCGCTGCAATTCCGCGCGGAGACTGACCAGGTCGGCACCATCTATCAGGTCGTGCCCGGCCGCCACCTGACTTTTTTCACCAGCGATGCCGAATTCTACAACCCGACCGAGCCTGTCAGTGACCAGGCGGTCATGAAGCTTTCGACGCGCACGGGTTCCAAGGAAGGCCTCCGCGTGCACGAGGTCGACGGCGCCCTTATTTTTATCCAGGGCGCGAAGGACAAGGACGGAAACGACATCGGCACGTCAGTCCATGAATTCATTTTCGACGAGCTGCAGCAAAGCTACCAGAGCAACATGATATCGAAATTTTCCTCCAGCCTGATCAAAAACCCCGTCGACGTCTCTCTGCGCAAGGCCCTGTCGACGGACGAGGCCGACATCCTGCTCATGCCGAATGAAGACGGAACGGGAACGGCTTTCACCATGCTGCGCAATGACAACGTCAACGCCTTCATGCCCATATCCACACGCGACGGAGACAAACTGCTGGCTGTCGGCGTGGACAAGCGGCAACGGGTTTACTGGATCACCGAGCGCATCATCAACGATGTGGCGCGCCGCTATATTGAAATGTGGAACGAAGACCTGCTTCTGGACTGCGGCAGTATCGTCACCATCACGGCGGAGGAATTCACCGCCACCGCGGCGCAGGCCGATTATACATGGACCTTCACAAATCCGGCTTCGGCGGACGCCATCGGCGTGCGCCTGAACGGGGGCCGTCTTGCTGCTACGGATTATGAGGTTGATCTCGGCAGCAAGACGGTATCGCTTAAGGCGGCCGTTGCGGCCACTGTCGCGGACGGAGACACGGTGCGCGTCGCCAGCATGGTCAAGACGGTCGATTCCCTCGGACATCTCGAAGGTGAAACGCTGCAGACATACATCGATGGCTCGGAAGGAGAAGAAGTGACGGTTTCATCCGGCAGTTTCACCCTGACGGATTACGCCGACACGGAAATACAATACGGCTTTGACTTCGAGGTCAGCGGAAAAATGATGCCGCTCCGCGTGCCGAACTCCCCGACGCTTGTCGGAAAAAAGGTCCGCGTCGTTAATGCCTATTTCGAACTTTTTGAAACGGGGAGTCTTGAAATAAAGGCCAATGACGGCGACTGGCAGGAAGTGCCGCTGGTGGAAATGGACGACGATATCCTCGACCGATCGCAGGATGAGCTGCTGTTCACAGGCAACAAAAAGGTGGACGGCCTTCCCGGCTATGAAATCGGCGGCGTGCTTGAATTCCGCCAGCCGGGACCCGCGCCCTTCACGCTGCTTTCCGTCACGCGCGAGGTGTCCGTATGACGGGAATCTCCAGCATGATGGCCTCTTTTACGCCTGAATATTCCGCGCCCATCGGCCCGACCGTTTCCGGCGCGCCGTTGCCTTCAGACGTTTTATCGACGTTATCCAGCAACCTGAACCTCGGATCCATGGCGCTTGACCTTTTCGCCGGCGGAACCAAGGCCTACGGCGATATGGCCGCCGCATCGCAAAAATCCCAGGCCTTGAACTTCCAGGCGCAGGACCAGCTCCTGCAGGCAAAACAGGAAACGCTGAAGGGGCAGCAGGACAGCAACCAGATCATGGACAACATGGTGCAGGTGATTGCCGCGCAGCGCCTGGCCTTCGCCGGCAACGGCATGGATGTCGGCTTCGGCACGCCGGTGGCGACCGAAGCCAATACCACAAAACTGGCTGAAAACCAGTTGAGCGTCACGCGCGCCAACGCGCAGATCGCTTCCCTGTCGCGCCGGCGCCAGGCCTCGGCCTTGCTGCAAGAGGGTGCAAACACCATATCGTCGGCGCAGTACACGGCGGCGGCAGACATCGGCAAGGGCGTGATCTCTGCGCTCGGCAGCAATGCCGAAATAGTGCAAAGGGGGCTGGCGCGTGGCTAACCAGACAGGTCAATCCTCGAACATTCCCCAGCTGAGCCGGCAAACGCCTTCTCCGGCCGATATCCCTCAGGTGCAATATGCAACGCAGGCGCCGGGAAATATCGGCGCTTTTTCCGAAGACGCGCACCAGCTGGCCAGCACGCTCAACGATATTAACAGTAAAATAAACGACCGTATGGACAGGATCGCCGCCGATCAGGCGCAGTCGCAGGGAACGGTGCAGGCCGCCGCCGGCGACGTGCAGCTGCAGC